TTTGCAAGTTATTCATTGGGTCACCTTATGAGTTCTTTGTTACAAGAGCTGCAAGCGCGCCGCGTTGACGTGCCGATGCTGTTGTTGAAGCGTTACCGATGTTCCACCAGTTTACGCCGTAGCGAGCCGTGGACTTGTTGTATTGCGTGTCTGTCAGAAAGCCAACTTCTTGTGAGCTTGTGATAGACAGACCGCGACGATCGCCAAACAAACCAGCTTGAGCAGCATCACCATAGAACAGTACGAACTGGCTGTTCTCTGCTGTAAGAAGCGGCGTGTAAAGTTCATCTGTGAAGACAACTTCCGAACCGTTAAAGAACTGACGTGTTACGCCGTCTACGATCTGCGTTGCTGTGTTACCACCTACGGCTTGGATCAATGGTACAATCGTGCCGTACCAAATCTGCGAAGGCGTATAGAAGCGGTTATTCATTCCCGGGAACGTAGCAACCTTTGCCTGAGTCTTGATGATATCGCCGAGTGTGATAGTAGCAAGCGTTGCGCCTGATGCTACTTGTACGCCCGCTGCGTATGCCTTGTTAGCATCCGTTGCCCATGTACCGCCGATATCAGTAACGAGCTTCTTGAATGATTCGGTCAAACCTACAAGGTTGTTGTACGTTGATGTACCATCGCCCAAGAAAGCAACCTTGTCTTCTTGTACAGCGTGTGCGTAGCCGTGATCCTTAGCGATCTCTTCTGCGATTGCTGCGTATGAATCTTCGCCGAGTTCGATTGTGTTCTGCGTAAGAGCACCGAACTTCTTGGCTGTAAGCTGTACGCCGCTGAACTGCACATCTGACTCTGTATATGTCTGGCCTTCGCCGAGTGCGTATACAGCCGTGCCGCCTACGTTGCGGTTTACTGTGCGTGTTTCGCTGTTCATGGATACTACGTCCATAATACCACGAGCTACGCCGCGCTCTTCGCGGTAGTACAGGATAGCTTGATCCAGTTCGTCAACAACGGTCAATCCACCGAGCGAGTTGTTAGTAGTTGCCATTGTCTTCTGCATTGGCACGCCGTTCTCTTTGCACCATTGAGCCGAGCTAGCATCGCCGAGGCAAGCTGCAATCTGGCGTCCTGCCTTGTATGCCGCTGCTCCTGCTTCGCTGCCGAACTGCTTAAATGCCTTGCCACGGTAGTGCTGGCCTGTGATCTTTGCGCCTTCTGCAACGAATCCAGAAGGTACTGGCGCCGCTGTCTTGAGTGCGTTAAGATCTGAAGCGTTCTTTGTCTTCATATCGTTAAGCGCCTTCTTTTGTTGGATGATTGTCATGATACGAGCGAGCTTGGCTTGTGCCTTTGCTGCACCCTCTACTGCTGCCGATACCTCTTCAACTTCGGCTGTTTCTTCAGATGCTTCTGCAAGAAGCGCCGCGATCTGTTCGCGGATTGTTGCTACTTCAGCTGCCATTGCTTCCGGTGTTTCAAATGTCCCGGCGAGAACGGCATCCAAAGCGGCAAGGATTTCTTCCCACGTCATTAGATTATCTCCATTGTGTTAATTGTTTGCATAAGCGATAGGAGCTGCTTGCGCTTAATCTCCTTATCGTCTGCCTTTGGTATTGGGTCTGTCTCGGCATGTAGCTGATACAGATTTTTCGACACGTCTTTCAGTTGATCGGCAAGTGAAAGGATCATGCCTCGGATTCGAGAGTTGAGAACGCGCCCCGCTTTACTACGCATATCCGCGTATGCGAGTGCGTGCTCTTCTGATTGCTTGATAAGCGTAGCCGCTACATCCAGCTTTTCTTCGAGTGTCATAGCTTTAACGTTACTTGTCATGGTCATGGGATTAGCCCCTACCGTAACCGGAGACCATTCGATTATGTTCAGTTTGTTGAGTTCTTTTGTACCATCTGCGAGCGGTGTTGTCTCCACTTCTTCATATCCGAAGCTGTATTCATCGACGCTGCCGAATTTGATGTGCTCGTATGCGTCTTTGCCGTCGGTAGTGTTAAGGTTAAATAGGCCCTTTACATATAGCGCTCCGTTCTCACGTAGACGCTCTGGCAGACGCGCATCGCCCGCTGGTATCTCTTCTGCTAGAACCGTCTTACCAATTGGGCGCTGCATATCGTGCTGCCATACCATCTTTGGTAGCTTTGCTTCTATGCTTTCCTTGAATGCGCCGTAGATCACGCGATCGCCGTATGAATCGACATTGCCGAAAACGCTTACAAACGCTTCAACGCTGCCCTCTTCATCGGCTTTAAATTCTACTGGTATGTTCTTGTACTTCATTATACGTCGCTCGTTATTCTTGATTTGCGAACAGGTCGTAGTGTGCAACGGCAGTTAATCGCCTCGCTTGGCTCACCTAGTCCGGGGCCTTCGCCCGCACCGTCTACGTACTTGTCAAACGTCTCACCTTCTTCGATCCATTCGCCGTCTAATTCCACATGCGTATCGCGTACATCAGCATCGCGCTGGGATAGCCAAACTTGCACGACCTTACGCTTTGGATCAGTTTCCCGCTGGTTAACGCGCTTAACAGTCTGACGCTGTACTACGCTTGCCTGCGCTTTGCAGGTCGTCGTAGCAATCATCTTTGCGCGGGAAGTCGTAAGCTCTGTGAACTTCTTTTGCAATGCCGCCTGCACTACATCGACCGGCTGCCCTGCATTGGCTTCAAGAACCTTTGCCACATCGCGCTTCGTAGTGGTTACAGACTCCGTCATGTTCTGCGTCATCTTGCGGATCTGCTCATCGCGTATTTGATCGGTAAAGCTCTGCACTTGTGTGAGATCACCGCCCACGCTCTCAAGTGTTAGCTCAATTATGCGGGTGCGTAGAACGTCCTGCGTTTCACGGTTGGCTACCATAAACTGCTTAACAAGCTCTGCAATGTTGATAGCATCCTGCGGGGCTTTTATGGATTTGTTACCGCCAACAAAACGATTAGACTTCACCTGCTTCATGACTGCACGCTCTATGCGCTTCATCATGTCGGCAACGTCTTTCTGCGTAGGTGCAAGCGCCTTCAGTACCACGTCCTCTTGCTTCTGCCAGTACTTCACCGCTTCTGGCTCGTGCCACTTTACCTTGCGGCCTTCTACGCTTTCGATTGGGTCGGCGTTGGTTTCTACCGCCTGCTTTGCTTCTGGCTCTGGAGCGCTAAAAGCACCAAAGCCGCCGGGCTGCGGTACGACTTCATACGAGTATTTATCGCCGTCCTCTACTGGCTCAAATCCCAGTTTAGCGCGGCTCTCATTAAGCGTGATTAGGTTCGCGTTAAACTCTGCAATAACAGGGTAGATAACAGCGTCTACGTCGGGCTGCAATGCCTGTACTTCGCCAAGATCGAATTGCAATTGGACGTCTGGGAATTCCTTACGCAATCCAGATTCAAGCTGCTCTTCAAGCGCATTCCAGAATGGCACGCGCGTTAGCGTCGTAAACTCTTGGTATGCGCTTGCAAGGTTGTTGTAGGTACTGCGGGCCAGTCCTGCGCTCGTAAGCACTACCGCCGGATGGATTCGGAATGCACCACATATCGACGTCTCAAGCTCTTGAATTGTCTCGATAGCTTGCAGCTTCTGTGCATCCAATCCCATCTGCGTATAATTCATACCAGAGCCAAGCACAAGCGGGTCTGTGCGCTCACGTCCGCTTGCATCCTTACGCTTGCGTAGCTGCGCTTTAAGCGACTCTACGGTAGCAATAGGAATATCGCCCGGAGCCGATAGAACTCCAGACGGTACAGCATTAGAAGCCACAAGCGAATAGATCGTAGCTTGCAGTTCGTTGTATGTATTGATCTTATCCCATGCCACGCTGATAGGGCTTATGCCTTTGTGCATATTGACTGGATCGCGATACGCTGGATTCTGTATATGGATAACGTCATCCGCGGGCCAGTCCTGCGTAATGTTACCAGACTGGTAGCGGTAAGCATATACCCATCCCAGATCGTTAAGCAGAGGCGCAACGTGAGCATCCGAGTAAGGATATAACTCAACGATGTTACCCATTGCGGATCGTACCTTCACGATGTAGGCATTGCCGCTGATTGCTAGGTATGTCCAGACGATCTGCCAGAATTCAGCTTGGCCCATACGAGGGTTCGGCTTACGGAATAGCAGACTGACGGGATGGTTCCTGTTAATCGTACCATCGTCGTACATCGCAGCCAAAGGCGGCTCGTTGAGCGTAGATGCGTAAACACCCACGCAAGCAGCTACGACTGGGTTGCGATTAAATCCGTGTTCGACGTTGGCAAGGTAACCAGCTTTTGAGGGATAGCCAATTCGCCCACCGACTTGCGTGCCGTTTGGGCTTGGTAGTGCTTGATTGTTACGACCAAAGAGCTTTTGGAAGTAATCGGCTATTGCCACTATATCTCGTAAACGTAAGTGTTTGATTCGTGTCCGTTTACAGCGTAGATGAGAGCGTCAACCATATCGTCGGGCTTCCCATCTTTGCCGTCGAACATAAGCAGTTGCTCGGTAAATTCCAAAGGTACGCTATTCACATGTTTGATGTACCCGTGCTCATACTTGCCCGCGATGGGCAGAAAGCGCGTGAGCTTATTGCGTCCACGAGGATTCACACCCTGAATGTTTAGCATGGTCTCGGCTCGCAGCTGTTGTACCATAGCCTCTTGATACGCCACATTCTCAACGCACACCCTGACCGCATTCCAATTGTAGGCCGTCTGCTTTGCCTTTTCTTTGGTCTCGTTAAAGCTCCACTTGCCGAATACCACATCAGCGACGTAATACGTCGTGCCACGCTTGCCTACCACCACAATAGCGCGATCGTCTGCATTGGACTTCATACCTACTGCCAAGTCCACTCCGATTACGTACGTGATGTCATCTTCTGGAAGCAGAGCGTATTGCAGCCACTCTTTCCGCATGATGCGCCCCATTGGCCCGATGAATTCCCCTTCCAGCTCCTGCCGCGCAAACTCGCTGGTATACGTCTCCTCTAGCGTCCTGACGTATTCTGGAGGTAGGTGGACATTGTCCCTTGTCTTTGCCTGCGCTACGAAGTACTCTGGATTGCCTTCTGTCCACTTACGGTAAAACCGCTCATATACCCAGTTGGTATCTCCATTAGGGGATGTGGTAAGCCAGCAAGCGGTAGGATCGCGGCGAATACGACCAAGCATAACGTCCCACGTCGCGCCGTCCATATAGTCCGCTTCATCTAGGTAGAACCAGTTGAGGTTAGGGCCTCGGAGTGAATCGGGCTTGTCTGCTGATCTCCAGAACACGGTAGTACCGTTGCGTAGTACGGTGACGCCTTCGCTCTTGTTATGGCTCTCGACCGCTTGCCCAAACTTCTCAAAGAACGTGAGCAGCGTAGCATCCCGCAGCATCGGATAGGTAGGGGCTATGACCGTGCCAAATGTTCCTGACGGCTGCCGTAGTATCTCAAGGCATCCTGCTAGCGTCTTGCCGCTACCGATACCACCCACGAAAAGCCGATGCCGTGCTCTACTGTTCCAAAAGGCCGTCTGTGCTGGCAATGGTGTTGTTACTTGTATCATCTGCTTCTAGTGGTATGGTATTCGGTTTCGGGCCAATAACGATGTTAAACTCTTGCCGCTCATTTGTTTGATGCATCTTTTGGGACATTCCTAGTCGATGCTCTGCAAGGCGCAACAAGACCGCACCGTTGCGTTTTCTGTTGCCGTTCTGATCTGGTACGCCTATTACGCCTTCTTCCCATAGTGCAGCATAAAGCTCAATATCGCCGTTAGCTTTGGCCTGCGATATAAGCTCTGCGTAGCGCCTGCGTATCGTCTCGCCAGATACTAGGGGCTTGCCGTCTGCATCCTTGCCGAGTGCTCTGGCAATAGCTTCAAAGCCAGCCCCCTTCGTCGCAGCTTCCCATATCTTCTCTTCGTCGAGTTCTAACTTTTTACGGCCCATTATGAGGTCTGCATAACTAGTTTGTAAAATTCCACATTACTCACTCTATCTCTTCCACTTGCACGGTAAAGTTAATATCTAGCAGCGTTTCCATGCGTTCCACGTATTCACGGAAGTTAGCATCCGTCTCGATCTGGTTGCGCATGTTACGCAGCGCGTGGATAACTGACGAGTGGTGCTTGTTAAATAGCCGCGCTATCAATGAGTTAGATAGTCT